TGGGCAAAGCACCTCAAGAACATCCATATATGTAATGATTGGACTAGCTTCGGCGATGTTACTATCGCACCTTGGCTCGTAGGCGACGACTTTAAGCGACTCAAAAAACTAAAAGGCAAATACTTATTCGGGCATTTTGAATTGCCCGGATACTTAATGAATGCCATGGTTGCTATGCCAGATCACGGCGAAGTAGATCCTAAGAATGATATGAAAGGGTTTGAACATGTTTTCTCGGGACACTTCCACAAGCGACAAACTAAGGGCAACGTAACCTATCTAGGTAACTGTTTCCCCCACAACTATGCAGATGCAGGCGACGATGATCGCGGCTTAATGATATTAGAGTGGGATAAAGAACCGGTTTACCATGCATGGCCCGATCAACCTATGTATCGTGTGTTTGGCCTAGCCGATGTACTCAAACACACAGAAGTTATGCTTAAACCCAATATGCACGTCAGGGTTAATTTGGATATTGATATCAGCTACGAAGAAGCTACTTTTATCAAAGAGACCTTTATTGATACTTACAAGCTACGTGAGATTACACTAATTCCCGCCAAGGTAACCGATTTAACTGAGTACGAAATACAAGGTAATATTGAATTTGAGTCTGTTGATCAAATCGTGTATAGTCAACTAAACACCATTGATAGTAATCAGTATAATCCGGCACTACTATTAGATATCTACAGGAATCTATGACATTTAAAATAAAAGATTTAACTGTTAAAAACTTTATGAGCGTGGGTAATACTACCCAGGCTGTTAACTTTGACCGTAACGATCTGACACTAGTATTAGGCGAAAACTTGGACTTGGGTGGAGATGATTCGGGCGCCCGTAATGGTACTGGTAAGACTACTATTATTAATGCCTTAAGTTTTGCTTTGTACGGCAACGCACTAACAAACATTAAAAAAGATAACCTAATCAATAAGACTAACCAAAAGGGCATGATGGTCTGTATTGATTTTGAAAAAGATGGTATAAACTATCGCATCGAACGTGGTCGTAAACCCAACATAATGAAGTTCTTTGTAGGCGACTCGGAAAAAGAAATTACCGATGATGCACAAGGCGACAGCCGTGAAACACAAGCAGAAATAGAACGTATGCTGGGCATGAGTCACGATATGTTCAAGCATATTGTAGCACTTAACACATACACTGAACCATTCCTTGCACTCAAAGCCAACGATCAGCGTGGTATTATTGAACAATTACTAGGAATCACCTTACTAAGTGAAAAAGCTGACCGGCTCAAAGAACAAAACAAAGCAACCAAAGACGCTATTACACAAGAAGAGTTTCGTATCAAGGCTGTAGGTGATGCTAACATGCGTATACAAGAACAAATTGAAAGTTTAAAGCGCAGACAGACTCTATGGACAAACAAACATGCAGAAGAGACGCAGAAGTTACAGGTCGGAATTGAAGAGCTACAGAAAATTGACATCCAGGCCGAGATTCAGGCACACCAAGCGTTTAAGACATGGGATCAAACTCGCAAGGATATCAATGAATTATCATCGGCGATTAGTCGTACAAAAATGGACCTTTCCCGAGAAGAAAAAACAATTAGCAAGATATCTACAGAGATCGTATCGTTGGAGAATCATACGTGTCATACCTGTGGGCAGGAGTTCCATGACGCGAAGCACCAACAAGTATTGGGATCAAAGCAGGGAGAATTATCAGGTGCAATACAAGCAAAGAAAGAACATGCTACCCTCCTGGCTGAACTACAGTCTGCTCACGATGGGTTGGGCCGGTTAGGTCCGCGTCCCAAAACGTTTTACGATCAGGAGTCGGATGCTATTCATCATCAAGCAACTGTGGATAACTTAATCAAGCAATTAGCAACTAAGTTAAAAGAAGTTGATCCGTATACAGAACAAATTGCAGAAATGCAAACAACTGCGGTAGAAGAAATTACTTACGATACAATTAATGATCTTACCAATGTTAAGGATCACCAAGAGTTCTTACTTAAACTGCTAACAAACAAAGATTCGTTTATTCGTAAACGTATTATTGATCAAAATCTAAGTTACTTAAATGCTCGCCTAGGACAGTACTTGGATCGTATCGGCTTACCACATACTGTTAAATTCCAAAACGATTTAAGTGTAAGCATCGAAGAGCTAGGCAGAGAGTTGGACTTTGATAACTTATCACGTGGTGAACGTAACAGACTTATCTTAAGTTTGTCGTGGGCATTCCGAGATGTTTGGGAAAGTTTATATCAACCCATCAACCTGTTGTTTATTGACGAGTTGGTAGATTCGGGTATGGATAGTAGTGGTGTGGAAAATTCACTTGCTATCCTAAAGAAAATGAGCCGCGAAGCCAATAAGTCAATTTGGTTAGTATCGCACAAGGACGAACTAGCAGGGCGTGTTAATAACACACTCCACGTAGTTAAAGAAAATGGGTTTACAAGTTATAATACAGATGTAGAAATAGTATGATCGTTGCAATAACAGGGCATACTCGTGGAATTGGACTGGCCGTTGCTAGTTTACTAGGCAAGGAACACACTATCATTGGATTAAGTAGGGCTAACGGCTACGATTTGTCTGATACAGATGCTATTATGTCTACCGTAAAAACTGCTGATATATTTGTAAACAATGCTTACTATAAATATCAACAATGCAACATATTAAAGCAATTAGCCGAAATATGGCATGGCACCAACAAACAAATTATTAATATCGGAAGTACCTGTGTTAACTATCCCAGAATAGAAACAGAATTAGACAATGATCCGTGGGAATACCGAGATCACAAAGCCGCATTAGAAAAACTGTTTAGAAAATTAGTAAAAGAAAATAACTCTTGTATTATAAATTTAATTAACCCCGGCGGTGTTGACACTGAAATGATTAAACACTTATCTGGGCCAAAGTTATCGCCGTTGGCGGTTGCAGAAGCTGTTAAACTTGTAATAGACAATAAAAAAATAAAAGAACTTACACTATGGCAATAAATTGGCAATATTATCACTGGCACTTAGAACCAAGTGCTGTGTGTACTTTAAAGTGTCCTAGATGCCCGCGTACCGAGCACCCAGATACTCCGTGGTTGAACTATAACATGGATTTGGGCTTTATTAGAAGTTTTCTAACTCCCGACATATTAAAAAATAAAACACAACGCATTACCATGTGTGGCGACGTTGGTGATCCAATTTACTGTAAAGAATTCTTAGAAATATGTCGTTACATTAAAGAACAAAATCCCAAGATACATTTGTTTATTATTACTAACGGTAGTCATAAAAAGCCAGCATGGTGGGCTGAACTAGGATCTATACTTAACGAGTATGATACTATTAACTTTAGTATTGATGGGTACAACAACGACACTAACAATTTGTATAGAGTTAACAGCAACTACGACAGTATTATTAACGGAATTCAAGCATTTCGTGCAGTTAACACCGAGGTATTTTTGACCTGGGCTGTTATTGTGTTTAGTTTCAATCAAGATCACTTAGATAATATTCGCCAACAAGCACAAGAGCTTGGCATGGATACTATACAACTCACCAAGAGTACAAAATTTGGTAGTAAGTACGGCAATGCTTATGGCGGTGTCACTGATCCATTAGAGCCTCGTGCAGAATGGATCAGTTCAAGTCATCGTTACGAGAGAAGCACAATAGAGATAAGTGGGCGCCAGGAACTAAATGCTGAATATATGCAAACAAATCGGCTGATGTATCATAAGGTAAAAGCCGAGTATAAAGATGCTCCTGTTGTGCCACTGTGCGAAATTGGTAACCGTGGAATTTACGTTAATGCCGAAGGTGTTGTATTTCCCTGCTCTTGGACCAGCTTTCCGTATACGTCCTTAGAATACAACGGTAAAGTCATTAAATGGGCTGATAGCTTTTTTGCACAGTATCGCGAACACATGAACTTACGTAATAGATCGTTAGATGATATTGTCAACGATCCCTTGTGGAATAAATGTAGCCAAGGTTGGCGCAACAGTAGTAAAACGTGGGTTGAGTGTGGACAAAAATGTAATCAAGCTGTAGTAACCGAAGAGTATGCAGTTGGGTGGCTTACAAATTAAGAAATATTTTGAAATTTAAGGTAAAGAGATAACTACTATGCATGTCATGGATTTACGAAAATACTCAAGTAGAAACTTTACCCGAAGATTGTGTTGGTTTTGTTTATTTGATAACAAATAACCTAACCGGCAGGAAGTATATTGGGAAAAAATTAGCAAAATTTAGTAAAACCACTTATAAAATGGTTAAACTAAAAAATGGTAACAAGAAGCGTAAAAAAATTCGAGGTAAAACAGATTCAGATTGGCAAACATATTATGGATCTAGCCCAGAATTAACAAAAGATGTGGTTGCATTAGGCATTGACAATTTCAGTAGAGAGATATTATACTACTGCAAGAGCAAGTCAGAATGTAGTTACATCGAAGCGAGAGAACAATTTGCTCGCCGAGTATTAGAAAGCAACGATTATTATAACGGGCACATACAGGTCCGTGTACATGGCTCACACATTATCAACAAGATTTAATCTCTAGACACAAAGTCTAACACGCAGTAAAAATCACTTTATTATGGTACAGCACTCTGTTTGGTCGAGGTAGCTCGACTCCCGTTGCAAATTGGTGAGATACCCAATTTAGATGTTCTCGGGTGTGCAAGGATAATGCTAACTTAAGGCAAAAAATGGTCGGGGCGATGTGAAAAAGATACAACCCCAGCTTATAGGACTTGGATTTATTATCGGGTCACTAGGGTTCCGTTGATATGTGAAGCTAGAGTAAGGGGTACCGGTCAACCGCCTCTGTGTATGCGAATACAATCTCTTTATAATAAATGACTGCTGTCACTCGGATGATGCACTCATACTTTCACCGTAT